GTTTTAGAATCAAATTGTACTGTAATAGGTTTTAACTGTACAAATTCAACTTCCAAGTCCATATTGTTTACAGAGAATATAGTCTGTAAAGTATTCAAGATATTTAGTTGGAATGGTCTAACCACAGTATTAAGGTAAAAGTTTGCAGCGTTTATAAGCTCGTCTGTATTGCTTGAGAAGCCATTGGTACTATCAATACCCATAAGTGTCTTAGAAGTCACCCTATGGCCTGTGAGGATGTTCTGTACTAAAAGTTCTTGTAATGCTAAATATTGTTTGTCTGCATCAGATACGCTGATTGGTGTTATTTCAGGTGTTCTTGTTCTATCATCTGAGAAAGTCAAAATAAATTTCCCAGAGTTCTTAGCCCCTGTAAATTTTTCAGTAAGACTTTGTTCTATTTGGAATCTTTCTTCTTGAGTAGGTACTCCATTCGCAAAACTGATGAAATACGAACCACTAAATCCGTTCTCTATATTGTTAAGATGGAACTCTGCTACTCTTTGGTCAACTAATGCCCAGTTGTTTGCAGCTATGTAATCAGGTGTATGATAAACATCCATATTAGGAGAGTACGCACCTGTGTAAATTAACTGACTAGCTGATGTCCTATCTTTAGTGTCAAAAGCAGCAATTGGGTATGGCTTGTTTGTTCTAGTGTTTGCCCAATCAGCAGAGATAAAATAAGTGTCTACCTTTCCAAATTCATTAGGTCGACCTGCTCTTACCCTCTCAACAGGCACGTGATAGATTTCAGCTATTTCTGTTCTTTCTCTATTCCATACTACGTGGATAGCATAAGCTCCCTGAAGTTTAAAGTCAAAAGATACTTTCTTAATTAATTGATGTAAAGATTCTTTGCTATTTGCATTCCTCATAAACTTTTTAAGCTTTACAAAAGCATCTAAGTTTGTTTCTTCATCAGTACATATTAAATCTTCTCCTGCTATCATCTCAGAAGTAGCATTTATAATTGCAGCGTGAGTAGATGAATTGTAGTATAAATCAATTAAGAATTGAGGATAGAGATTCCGCCAATCTTCTGTACCGTATTCAATGTAGTCTCTACCACGTACTTCCTGTATTATTGGAGCTGTTGTTGTTTCTAAATTGATTGATAAAATGTTTTCCATATTATAATTGTCTTAGGTATTCGTTTACATTAGCAGTAAGGGTTGCATTTGCAGATCTATATATTTGAATTTCAGTCATAGTACCATTATAAGGATTTAAATCAACACGTCTAACTCCTATTGCATCAATATCTGCTGTTCCTGCTAAAGTATCAGTATCTGTTTGAGCCACTCCATCTACATACAATTTGATTACGTCTGAAGAATCTCTAGTAATGACCAAATAATTATCACCAAAAGTAGTTCCACCATTTAAAGTAATATCAACTTGACTATTGTCTATTTTAATTCTCATTTGACTGCTTGTAGAAAATTTAATAAATTCCCCTGCTGTTGTGTTATCTGCTAAAGGGATTGTACCCATACCATCAGGATAAAGTCTCATACCAATAGTAAATTCTCCACTTAAAGAAATTTGACTTGCAGTTTGTAAGTTTTGAGTTTTGGAAGAATCAAAGGTGATAATACCTGTTCCTGCATTATAAGCAGGTTGTTCAGTTAGGGTTCCTTGCGTCATATCGCGTCCGTTCCCTGAACTGTCAGCCCAAGTAGCTACATTAGTAGTTGTAGGTTGTAAAGTAACTCCTTTTCCTTTTTTATACCAAGCAACAAGTCCACTATCACCTGCAGGTGTCCATTCTCCGTATGGTTTGATAGTATTTAAACTTAGTCCTAATTTTAATGCTAACATATTCTATGTAGTAGGTCCTTCATTATAACCAATCCCAACACCACTCGTTAGAGTTATTGCTGTGATATTCATAAAGAGTGTAGTTCCTGCAACCATAGTAGTTTGTAAAGCTGCTTCACCTGTTGCATCTGCTACCGTTATTGCAGATATTACACTTTCAACAGGAAAATGAACACAGTACCAATCTTTACTTGTTTGTGCTGCTGTTGTAAATATTTCTGTGCTTCCGTTTTTTCCTAGTTGCTCTGTTAAAAGCTGTTGTACGTTTTCTATTGCCATTTTTTATTTATTTATTGTCCGTAATATATATAATTTGTTCCTGTTGGTTCAGAGTGTTGAGTGTATTGAACCTGCTGCGTTCCATCTTTCTCTGCTACATACATCTTACCCTTTGTAACTAATCCTTGAACTACCCCGTGAGTAGGTCCTACTGGTAATACATCATCTTCATTTACAGGTGCGTTTCCTGCACTAATAGCTACTGCACCTTCAGCAGGCCAACTAACTTCAAATACTTCATATTTGTAATACCCAGCAGGTGTAAAATTTACATCTCCTGTATATACGTCTTTAGTGGTATTATAAGTAAAGTTAAATTTTGTGTATCTATCGTAAATTAAATGAACTGTTGAGTAGCCATACTGTACTGATTTATCCATATCATTAGTAAACTTTACTAAATGCCTTATCATACTTGAATCAACTGATGTGTCAATTCTATTATCCTCAGTTTGTATATAAAAGGTTAAATCAGTCTCTGTTGTTGCTTGGATCATATTATATAATAGAAAAACTCTGTTTTTATTTGTCTTATGTTAGTATGAAAAAGAAAAAGGTGGACAAAAGCCCACCCTAATCAAGAATATATGAAAACACTAATTAGTTGGTGTCAATACTTAAATTAGTTATACCTGCATCACTAAATGGTGCTGCACCTGCTGCAGGGTCTTTTAACATTGGGAATGGGTCAGCTTCTAAGCCATCAAAGGTTAGTGTGTAACCATTCCTATCTCCGAAAGCAGCTCCTGAATCAGCAGTTCCTGCATTCATAGACATTCCATTTACTGCACCCATCACAACAATAACATCATTTCCGTTTGATGTTTGTGCATTTAGTTGAGCAAATACTCTAACTTGAGTTTGTCCTAATAATTTAATTTCATTTTGATCCTCTTTTGTTAATCGGTTGAGAACCATATTTACCGTTGGAGTGTAAAATAACGTACCATTTTCAGTTGAACCAGTAATCGTTTCATTAACAGTTGTAGAACCTCTTGGCACTGCATATCTGTAAATTGTCGAACCACCAAAATCTATTGCAGTAATTTGATGTACTCCTGACGCAGGGTCATAAGTTATATTGGCTTCATCAACATCTGAATAAACTGAAAAGTATAGAAATTTAACACCACCAGACTGTCTATCGCAATCGATAATCCTTCCTTTAGTTAATGCCGTGCAAGCCATAGTGTGTTATTTTTTAAAGTTAAAGGAGCAAGGGTTTTTATACCCCTGCTTCTTGTAATTTGTTTTATGATTGTCTTACGATATCAGCTCCAACTCCTGTTTGAACACCTGCAGAATATCTAGCTACTAGACGCATATTGTCTGAACCATCTAATTGAGCCATATCCATCAAAGTGATTCTAGTTGCATCTGATAATAAGTCAGTTCCAAAGAAAAGGTTTGACTTCTCAGCTGCTACTAATTGATTGTCAGCCATCCCAGGACAAACTGCTATCTTATACCCTTCGAATACTGGCTCATAGTCACCATTCATATTGTAAGCATTTACATAACCTAATGTAGATACTGCTGATACGTACATTGCATAAGTCTTAGGATTCATATAAATATGTAAGTCCTCTTTTCTTAATATTGCTGAAACATTAGCAGCCATATCAGTTGTTAATGTTTGTAAGTTAGCAATAATGTTAGCTGCTGTATAAGCACCTGAAGCTGATGATTGAATTACAGTACCATCAACACCTGGTAATAAAAGACCTGTTACTGCTCCTAAGAATCCGTTGAATTTCCCTGCTACTGCAGTTCCTTCCCAAACACTTTCTTCAGTTGCTTGTGCTATGATTTCTCCCATATAAGAGATTACATAGTCATCAAAAGATGCAGGTGGTGGTGCTCCTGCTCCTGCTCTCATTTGTAATGCTTCCCAAGAATCTAGTAATGTAGACTTACAAAGGTCTAGATTGATTTGTAGATTCTTTGGTTCTAAAACCTTCTCAGTAAGTGCTAATGTACCTGCGTCAGTAAAGTCACAAGTTGCATCTGCAACTACTCCTGAACCTGCCATTCTTTGAATGTTAGACTTATACTTGATATTCTCTATCATAGTTAAGTAGTCTAAACTTGTCGCTTCTTTTAAAGCTGCACTGATATAGAAACCAGCTGCTTTCCCAGCGAAATTTGATGTTGTAGTAAACGCCATTTTTTTGTTTTTTTTTAGTTAATATTATTTATTTAAATTGTATAAAAATCTTTCTTGCTTAGATAACCTTTTGTATTCTTTATTTGTCAATTTAGGTTTTTCTGAGCTGAATTTATTTACGTTAATCGGTGTGTCAGCAGGACTAGCTGCTAATTCTGTTTTAAGTTTTTCGTTCTCAGCTTTTAGTTTTTCCAATTCATCTTCTGCTGAAAATTCAACTACTTCAGTTGTTTTGATTGACTTAGGTGTTGCTTCATTTGTAGTTTCTTCTTCAACTACTTCTTCAGTCATTTCTACTTCTTCTGAATCTCTTTCTCCTAGTCTTGCTTTAATGTCAGCAATAGCATCCATTAAGTTATCTACCTTGTCTTTCATTTCTTCATAAGACTTAGCCCAGTCTGCTTTTTCTGCATCTGATTCTGGGAAAGCAAATTCAACAGCTTCTGACATCTCGCTGTATTCTTCTTTATCATCTTTTTCTTTTCCTGCATCAACTTCTTCTTCCTCCTCAGTCTCTGATTCGATAACTTCACCAACTACACCTTCTTCTTCTACTCTAAAAGATACCCCAGTGTCAGTCTTGTACGTTCCAATTGGTAAAGGTATTGTCGTGCCATCTTCCGTAAGTACAGAGATATCCACTCCGTTTTCTAATTCCTCAGCAGTAGAGACGAAAATTGTACCATCTTCAGACTTTGCTTGCCAAGCTAATTTTAATTCTTCCTCAGTTTTATTTAAACCAAGTGCTACTAGTATTTGTTCTTTAATGTCCATAGTTCTTTTTTAATATAATAGATTAGTTAGTTATTTGTTTGATTTTGTATAATTTCATTCAATGCTTGAAGTATCTCCTCATTAGTTGGTGTCTTTTCTGACATAGCTTCCATCTTGTCTGTAAAGTAACCTTCTATACTTAAACCTTTAAGCTCACCGTCTTTGATTTTATTCCAAAGGTCATCATTGTTTATCTTCATCTTAACGAACCAAGTTCCGTTAGGTAGGTCATATCCGTAAAGTTTAGATTTATCCATATCACCTTCCTTAATCCAACTCTCTACTGTTAAAACACCTGATACTCTATCTTGGTGTTCATACGTAGCTTTATGATGATTGTTGTGTTTTAAATACAATTCAGATGCCTTTCTTACTGTCTCAGGGCTAAAATATACATAGTATTCTGAGTCCGTATTAGGGTCGTATCTGAATATCTGTTTGTTAGGTATCAATGCAGGACTAACCAACATTCTTTTTTCTTCATCAACTTTAGCAAAGGTCAAGTTGTTTTTCTCTTTTCCAAAGTAAACAAAGTCTTGTTCAATTGCAGGTGAAGATACTAGACTAATTGCATCAATCGCTAGTTCTTGACTGTCATCACTTATTACAAGCTCTACAATAGATGTAGTCTTTTCGTAATAGTCTTTATTGGCTGCTTCACATTCAGCTATTGAATCATATTCACAGCTTCCTGTCTTTCCCCATTTATATTTTCCGTTTTCGCATTCTTCGCAAGGCATATTATATAATAGATTAAATTAGTATTTGTTTGATTTTTAAATTGTAGCTCTACGTCTTATATTAGCTAATTGGTTTTGACTCGATGTCATCTCATCTGTAACTACAAATGCTTTCAATGGTTCAGGAGCCATAGCACCTGTCATATCAAAAGTACCTGAAACCATTTGCTGTGAAGGCGTTATATCTCCTATGGAGCTTGTTCCTGTACTAACTGAGCTAACGGAACCTCCTCCTCCTGAGCCGGGAATTTCAGTAGAGTTTATTCTGTTTACATTAGCCAAACCTTGTGCTATAATAGCTGCTCCTGTTACAAACCCCACTACTCCACCTTGTTCAAAAGCTTTATTGGCTCCTGCAAAAGTACTTATAATTGCTCCTGCTGAAGCTAGTGCCTTATTATCTCCTGCTAAAGAACTTAATGCTCCGGCTAATTGACCAAATGCTTCTAATTGAGTAGATACATTTTCTGCTTCGATTATTCTTTTATCTCTTGCATATTGCTTATCAATAGCTGTTCTATCCATATTTAACCTACGAGCTAAGTCTACTTGTAACCTGTAGTTTTCTTCTAACTCTGCCAACTCTCTTTCCATACCTGATTGCCCTGCAGCCCTTATCTCTGCTTGTCCTGCTAATACTTCTTTATTTAAAGCTACTCGGTTTGTTTGTTGTTCAGATAATTGTGCTTCAGTTGCTTCTATAATTTCTAACTCTTTAACCTTTGCTTCATTTAGTGCTATTTGTGAATCAACACTATTATTTTCTGCTTTTGCACGTGCAGCAGCAGCAGCCACTTCTGCTTCAGCAACTTTTAATTGGTCATCTTGTTGTTGTTTTATAACATCTCTTAATTTGTCATTGGCTTCTATTCTTTCTGCAAATGTCTTTGTTTCATCATCTCTAATTTTCCTTAAATCTTCTGCTTCTTTTAATCTCTGTGCTTGTAGTGCTGCAATTGCACTAGCTGCCATTTTAGCATTATTTTCTAATTTTGTAAGTTGGCTACCTTGGTCAATTACATTTGAAACATAATCCCCTACACTATCGTTAATGTCTTTATATATTTCTTTAATGTCTTTTCCTGCTTGGACAAATCCCATTGAAATCTTAGCCAACGCTTGCATACGTTTCTCTACGCTTCCAAAACTTGTCATTAAGTCATAAAAACCTTCTATCATTTTAAAAGCTCCCTTCATTTTTTTTGTAAAAAATTCATCTATACCTTGACCTAACTTATACAACTCACCAAGAGGGTCTGTAAATAGCCCTACTAAATACCCTTTTATAGTTTCATAATTATCATCTAAATATCTAAAAAAGTCGTTAAAAGCAATTCCAAGACTATTCATTGTAGTACTAAAGAAATCAAGTGCTTTTTGATTTGTTCTAAATACATCTACAAGCTTTGCTATGAGGGTTGCAAATACTAAAATACCTGCTGTCTTAATTGCACTTCCAATTCCTTTAATTGCAGTTCCTAAACCTTTAAAACCTCCACTTGCTTTCCCACTAGCTTGTTGTAATTTTTTAGTACTATCTGTTGCCTTATCAACTCCCTTTGTAAGGTCACCTACATTTGATTTTATATTTGCTGATATTTCTATTTCTTTTGACATATCTTAAATTTTATAGTGCTGTTCTTGACTGAAACTGAGTGAACCTAATACTAGCCACCCACTCTACTGTCGTACTTGTTGCACCTTTTACTGTTAATACATAATTTGTTCCTGATACTGTTGAGACAGGTGACCACCCTGTTGTTGTTCCTGATGAAGCAGGTGATGTTCTAGTTCTAGATATACTTGCTGTTCCTGATTTATTTATTACGACACCCCTTTCAACCCAAGATTTGAAAGACCCCAATCCTGCACCTTCAGTAGTTGTGTCTACTGCTAAGATATCAGCTTGGAAATACATAGCAGCATTTTCAGGAATTGCATATAAGCTATCTGTAACATTATTCAAAAAAGCATTTGTTGTACTGTTATCAGTTGTTTGCTTTCCATACATTATAGTAGTTACTTGTCTTTCTCCTAATATATCAGCAGGAGCATTACCACCCAATACTATGGAATTATCAGCAGTTGAGTTTGCTAAAGTTCCATAAACAAAAGTATTATTTATACCACTTGTAATTTCATTTTGATTTCCTATAATAATGTTATTTTGCGAACTACCATTTACTATATTATCAACCCCCATAATATATGTATTCCTAGTTCCTCCTATTACACTATTCCCTTGACCTTTTATAACATTGCCTTCATTGGTTTGAGTATTAGTATTCAAAGTTGTGCTATAATTAAAAGCTCTACAAGTTCCTGTTGCAGGGTGATAGTAATATCCGTATGCTTCACATTGTCTTTGGTTAGGTATAACATCATTAGTTCCGTCAGTAAAAGTTACTACACCTGTGTTACCTACTAAGCTTGGTTTGACTGAAAATCCTGTTTTGTATATTGTAGCCATTATGGTATAAGTATGAATTCAACAACTGCTAAGTCATTTGGTTTATAATCTATTTTATTTACTCTAAACTCTCTATTCTTAATCATTACAGTATCGTAAAAGTTGAATGTATTAATATCAGCAGCATTTAAGTTTACTTTTATAGTCATAGTCCTTGTATCAGGGTTGTATAATTCATTATAATAAGGAGCCCAATAAGTTTCATATAAATTATTTACTGTTGGCTGACCAATAGGTGGGAATAACTGACATACCCCAAAATGAAAATCTATCGTATCAGTTGCAGCAGGTGGGCTTGAAACAACTGTTGGTATTGTTGATAGATGGCTGAATTGTAAATATGAATCTTTTGTAGGAACTGCTGAACCATTATTTTGTGCAGGAATATAATACGTTACTCCTGCTAAAGTTTTAACTCCGTTGTTGTACATAATTCTTGGCTTATTTGCAAAACCACTAGTTTCTCCTTCTTCAGTAGAACTGTAAATCTGAGGAACTACAAACTCAGCAAACACAGGGTCAGCTGTTATTGGCATAGGAATTGTTGCAGCAAAAGGTTCTGCTACCACTTCATCGTCTCCATCTAATATATTATAAGCACTAGCATCAAACATTTGACTTCCGTACAAGTGTCCTCCACCTGTTACAGGGTTTATAGTATTTCTTTTGTAAGTCTTAAAAACCCAATCGTCTTCATCTTCAACAAACTTAAAGATTGTTCTTTTATTTAAATCTGTCAATGGTTCAAGCTTTATATTTGATATGTCTATTTTCTCCGTCCAATCGTGTTCAACTCCTCTTGACTTTAAAGATAAATCCGACACATCACCACTAAAAGTGTTGTCTATAAATACATCAGAATAAGGTTCTATTAAAAGATTGTTAGGATTGTCAGGATTAGGGATAGTTACTAAATTAAACATAGTCATAATGCCCTTTAAAAAAGTCCATTGATTCACATCTGCTCGTGAATTACTTATCAACGCATAAGGGTCTTGAGCTTGATTTTTCACCGTGATATCAAATAAACTTTTACGTGTATCTCCACTAGAAGTTACTAGATTACTCATACCAATTTTATCATTATCTGCTGCGTGTTGGCTTACGTAACTTTGGGCTTGTATATATTCTCCTACCTGTAATACTGTTTCAATAGTTCCTATAAGGTCTTTCTCATATCCTGATGGTATACTAGCATTATTCTCTGCAAGAACTTCTATACATTGACCATTAGAATTGAATTTACCTATTCTAAGAAAATTATAATAGGCAAAAGTGGTTGCGTAACTTCTTAGGTAAATTTGATGATATAACTCTACTTCTAAATTATTTACAGGTGATGTGAACTTATATTTGGTATTATCCCAATAGGCATTTATCCCACCTGTCACACTTTCTTGTACGTTTAATTTTATAAATGAATTGGAATTATAAGAAGTCTGATTAATATAAAATATAGAAATACCAATATCCCATTGCCATATCTGACGTAAGGTACCACTAACTTCTAAAACTGAACCAAATTCAGAAGCACCCCAATTAAAGTCCATATACAACTTTTTAAAATCATCTGTATCAAAGAAGTCACTTGTGTATGTAAATATATTTGTAGCTTTAAAAATTCTATCTATTAAATATTTAACTTGAAGAAAAGGTCTAAATGCTTGTTCTAAATTCTTTAACTCCGGCATACCTGCTGTTCCATTATTACCATTCGATATTAGCCATTGTTTCGTCCAATCTACAAAAGGATATTTCAATGTATCATAATCACTTCTAAAACCTGATGTACTTGGATTAGTATAAGGAAAAGCAGTACCTGAATCATTCCAACTATTAGTGATAGCAGTAATATCGTACACGTGGTCTAATTCATTTGTATTAATATTTGCAAATGTTCTATCTTTTAATACATCAGCTAATGCTACTGCTTCAGAAAATAGATTGACATTATAACTTACTTCTCCATCTTTATCGCTAATGTCTAACATTCTTAAATACCCTTCAAATAAAATAAAACCTTCTTGCTTTAGAACACATTGGGTTCTGATATAAGGATTAAAGGATAGAACATTCATAGTAGTTCGAGTTATCTCAAACATACTATCAAATATTTGATTGTTTCTTTTTGTTGCAGGTAAATTAAATGCTTTAGAATAGGATTGTACTTTCTCTGCTGTATTTTTAAAATCATCAACACTTAATGATAATGGTATGTCTTCATCTTCATATAAATCAACTATCACTTGACCATCTGATAAGTCTGTATAAACTAAGCCCGGAACAGTTCCTGTTTCAGCGATAGAAGCTATATTAATATGTATCTCTTGTGATGTTTGACCAAAGAAACTTATAAAAATAGTATCACTTGAAGTCTGAGCTATAAAGTCAAAAGTATATACGGTAGATGCTGCTGTTGTATCACCTCCTGTCAAAAGTTGTGATGTATTAATTAATGTAGTTGTATTTCCTACAAAAGCACTCACTTGTAATCCAACCGTATTATATATGGTTGTTGGTACTGCTACCACTTCTTCTAATGTTAAGGTGTAACTTTGACCTACTGTCAATGCTGACAACCTTTGGTATACCCCACTACTTGAATCTTGAGCAGGTATATGGAATGCTGTATATAAATCAATAGCACCTGTTCCTGTTGGTGCTGTTACACTATTCGGTGTTTTATACCTTTGCCATTGATTGATTAAAGGTGCATTGTTATTTATAGCGTCAAACATAGCAGGAAATGTAGAAAGTCCTGCTGCTGTTGCATAATCAGTTGATGAATCTATTGTTACAAAGCTAAGGGTGGCATCCATTAAAAATTCACCTTGCCAACTAGACATTGAATTATGTCTACCTCTATAATTTTGAGGATATAAAATCAGTTGTACATTCATTATATAGCTTGTGTTCTAAGGGTTTTACTCTTTTCTATTTCAAAAGTATATTGTATTAATTTATCATTTGCTACCGTCTTTTCTGTAAAGCTTGAAGTGACTAATCTTACAGGTGTAACATAATTATTAAGTACTGAATTTGTAATATCAGTTTGATAAGTATCTAACATATAGACCTCAGGACTATTTACCATTTCTTCTAACATTGTATTAAAATCTTCACTAATATAATCTGTGTTAATTCTTATTCTTTCAGTAGCATTAACCCTAAAAGATTTCTTACCCCCTTTATATCCGTGAACCTTATAGGTTGCTGTGTTCCAAGTACCTGCTAATTGAGTATATGTAGAACCTTTTGTTGATATTGTTCTTACTGATTTTTTATTGAATGTAAAGTAATCCCACACACCCCATTGATTTAACCAACAAAGTCTAATTGGTTTATATTGTTTCAAGTCAGGGCAGTTTAGATGGATTGTATAGGTTTTAGTCATTGCGTTTGAGCCGTCCATTCCTATTATTTCAATTTTCCCTCCTTGTATTTGCCCTGTATTAACGTAGTTTATAAAAGTTGGTTCCCAATTATAAAGATTACCAGGAAAACAACCAAAATACAACATTCTAACACCTGCTGTTGAACCTAAATTTGCTGTTAAATCCCAAGCTCCATTTGCTAATGTTTTGTCTACGTGAACGGCAGATAAACCCCCACCAAGACTATCATAATAAAGTAAACGTATTCTGCTTATTTGAGCATTTCCTAAAATTTCAGGACTAAAAAAAGCTAATGTGCCATAATCATCTATATTTGCAAATTGAGTAGTTGGTGCATTAGTCAAGAACTCTTTACTTGTTCCATCTGTCAAAAATCTAGTTTGCCAATCATAACCAAAGTTTTGATTTGACGCCCCACTATAATCTAGTATATCAGTGAATTTTAAATAGCCATTGAATAAAGTAAAGTTTGAAGAATTAGTTGATACTCCCTCTGCTCTAGCTACATCATTAGGTTTTGTATTATCTGCTCCTAAGTATTCTATTCCAAATTGTATTTTTAACCAACGTAATGCATTATCATTTTGAGAATACTTGTCAATTAAGTGTATTGGGTGTTGATAGAGTTTAGAGGTCACGCCTTTGTATGTACTACCATCACCTAGTGAAGAACCTAAATTATCAGGACTAACAAAATTCTCAATAATTTGACTAAAATCAAAAATACCACGACCTACATTATTAGGGGTAATCTTAAATGTTCCTACTAGGTTTTCAGTATTTGATACGTTAGGAGGATTAAATTGAGCTATATGAACCTCTGCTATAAATTTTACTTTTGCTTGTTCAGCTACTATTGTGTTCTCTGCTACTGCAAATATCACCTCCTGTCCGACAGGAAGTACTTGATATCTTGGTTTTTGTTCTATTATTATTGGCATTATATTAACTGTGTTTTTGTTTCTTTATCAAAAGTATTTATGATATCTTCTTTTATAGCACTTAATAAATCTTCAGGTAATCTTTTTACACCAAGCCCAAGAGGTCTTGAAAAGAAGCTTAAACTTTTAATACCATCTCTTTTAATTGACCTACTTATTAAATAAGCTAGTCCTGAGATGTATTGTCCTGTTTTCTTTGACCTACCCCTACCTGTTCCTTTAGGTTTAATTCCACGTCTCTTAATCCATTTTGAAATTAAATCAATAGGAGGTCCTTTAGTGCTATACTGAAAAGGACTTGCTACTTTTCTCCCATCCCAAGTTATGTATTCTTGTATTTCTTTTTTACCTGAAACTCCTCTATCTATAAAGGCACCGTAATCTTCCATATAAAATTTTAAAGACAACTTATCACCATCATAGATTATTTCGTAGCTAATAGAATTATACAAATCTTTGCTTACATTTTTTTTAGCTTTTGAAAGCATTGTCCTGGACTGTTTAACAACATATTTCCCTAGACTGTGAAAGTAATTTTCTATATTAGCTGTTCTCATTATACAAGTCCTACAAATAATTCTACCTGAGCATCTGCTGAACCTCTTGGCTTTATTTGAATACTTGTTACATTTTCTAATGTACCAAAAGCAGGTGATGTATCTCCTTCACCTATTGCTGTTGTATCTGCTTGACAAAGTATATGAGAATTACCTGCCGTTAATACTACTTGATAGTTTGTGTTAGTTGTTACTATCGCTATGTCTACAACTTCTGTATCACTTAGATTAGTTACTCTTATGTATTTAGTTCTGTCTACGTCTATTGCTCCTGCTGAAGTATAAGGAGCTGCTGCAAAAGTTGCAATAGTTGTAACCTGACTATGAGTACAAGTTACGATACGTTCCATAACGTCTACTATGCCTGTTGTTGTTACTGTGTTTGTTGAACCTCTTGTAGAACCATTTAAGGTTACACCTTCAGAGATTGTTGTTATTAAGTTTGCCATAATTTTATTTTTTATCTATTTGTTTTAATTTATTTATTGCCCAATTGATACCACTTGAACCACCCCAAGCATCCCACATTAAACCACCACACCCCTCTGAATAAGGAACGTCTTTATGTTGTTGATGTCTTTTAAAGGAAGCCATACGAGCAATAGTATCTCTGCTGATAGGTTTTCTTTTTGCTAATTGT